AAGGCCATATTCATCTGTAAGAGCTGCGCGCCAGCCTGTGCCGTTAACCTTGAGATCTCAACTTCCACATCATCAGGTAGCTTTTCGTTAGGCGGCGGTAAAGGAACACCAATTTGCTCTTCAATCTTCTTCCTATAGAGGAACGATAGGTGTTCTGCGACGTGAGCCTGCACTGCTGACCCTATTTGTTGCGCCATGGGGTTCTGACCGATCATTTGTTGAATCATTGGATCCTGAATAAAGGTCATATGGGTCGCTATATGGGCGTCGTGGTCCTGATAAATGAACGCTTTGGTGGGTTCCATCCGCAAAAACGCCATATTTTCAGACACTGGGTCTTTGGGATGCTGATCTTCGGGTAAAGGAACCAACTTATCGGCGTTTTTCACCCCTAAAACCTCAATCATTTGCCGATGTAACTGAGGCAAATCGTAAATTTGGGGTGCTTGGGCGGCTAATTGGATCACTGCTTGGTACTGCATGATCCTTTGCGCCATGGTCGCAGCATTAGGATCACTAACAGGGATGATATCGACGTGTTCGTAGTCCTCTTGCTTTGCTTTTCTGTTACCACCTTCAGGGATATAAGCGTATTCCTCGGGGGTGTAGTCCCGAATAATGTCTCTCAACAGCTTAAATTCCTGTTTCATCGACGCATGAACTCGTGCTTGCACAGCACTCATGGTCTTAAGCTGTCTTTCCAAGAGGGCTAAGGTCGTTCCGACGGGAGCCTGAGACGACATATCACTGACTTTCATGTCAGCAATAGAACCCAAGCGTCTTCCTTCTTCGCTGATCTTCTCTAGTAACTTCGCTAAGACTTCAGACGGTTCCTTATAAGGAAGCGTCATGATGTTATCTTTGATAGCGCCACTGGGTACGTCTACGTCTCTAAATTCCCCCGGTGCGATGGGCGTGTCATCACCCTTTACTCTCAAACCTCTAGACTTAAGGCCTCCAGGTAAATTAGATAAAGTACCGGCATCGACTAATTGTCTGATTAACATCGTTCCTGCTCGAGCATATCCGCCGATTAAATGGATATACCCAAAGCCATAAGCACCAAATCCCGGTACATAATCGTACTGAACTAAGTGTTGGCGCTTCCTATATAAGTGATCGCCTTCACGCCAGTTACGATAGATCGATAAAACTTTATTAGTTCCTTTATCAATCGTAATAATATAAGGAACTGCTATGTCATCTTCTTCTTCGTAACCTGATAGGTTATAGTCAACCTGTATCTCACAGATAAGATACCGGTCGTCATCATTAATAGAAAACCCCGTCTCTTCTGCTTTCTTTTCCTCAATATCATTAATGACTTTTAACGGATCGCCTAGATCTACGTCTCGATAAAAACCTTTAACCTGCAAACGGTGGATATCGTTTTTAGTCTTACGCATCATATGCGTAACGCGTTCCGCTGTCCTTGCTCCTGAAGATCCATAAGGAATAATCACATCTTCAGCCGGAATAAATATAGAAGTCTCGCGTCCTAAATTAGGATCGTAGTAGACCTTTTTAAAAGCAGCGCCACTTAGACCCAAATTAAATAACATCCGTTCATGTTCGGGTCTGTACTCTGGGATGGTTTCTGTTAAACGATAGTTCATATCGTCACGAACACGTTCTGCTGAATCTTCTTTTTCTTTTGTTATCTGTCCGATAATTTCTGTTTTAACTGGGCCTTGCGCTGGAAACGTTTCAATAATCATTTCTGATTGAAACCTTACCGCCGCTTCAGTTAAAAGGGTAGAAAATACCCCGCAGGCTCCATTCCAAGGTTCAGTTCTTTCTTCGTATTTCATACCAAGAACTTCCAAACCTTTGACGTACATATCAACCCAATCTTTTCTTGAGCCAATGTCTGCGTCTATCTCACCCATTAAATCGGACGCCAAGGTTTGAAGTTCTGACTCCGACATATATTCAGCTAAGTTCGCATCGAAATCTTCAGCCGTTTCTTCACCTTGTTCTAAAACAACTTCTAATCCGTCCATCCCTATCGTCACAGATTCAGGATCTACGATTTCAATCTCAATCTCTGACTCTTCACTTAACATCGGCTCAAGGGGCTTATCTAACATGATCTATCCTTAGTAATAGGCTTTACGTCTAAAGGTTTGCGGCTCGTCTTCCTCATCAGACGCCAGTCTTAAAAAGCCGCCCTGCCTGAATCGTATCAGTGCCTGAACACTCGAGTCTACGAGGTCGTCATGTTCTGCATTAGGAAATGCCGCCATTTGGTCAGCGACTTCATCGGCCCAGCGTGTATCGGGTCGCCACACTTTTCCTGATCTAAATAAATCAGATACAGAGTTAATCCTCACAAACTTATCGTTTCCCCTAACCGGAGTGTATTCCGATACAGGAACACCCATCTGTCTTAGTTCAAAGACCAACGGCGCGCCAGCAGCTTTGGCCTCGATAATACAAGCATCAGGTTCCCAGTATTTATATTGACTCAAGGCTTTGTCTTTTAACTCGGGAAACTCCATCCTTTTTTGAAACGCATCCAACATAATAATGTTAGCGTCTCGCTTATCTTCATCTTTATAAAACACACCCCACGTCGTACAGGCTGAGTAGTCAGCTCGTTCGCTCTTAGTAAACGCGGTGTCCCAACTCTGGATAATAAATTCACAAGGTGGTGGATCTTCCTTCTCCCACATCTGCCACCATTCTCTTTTAATGATGGCACCTTCTTCTCCTGTGGGTTGTTGTTGATACTGTGCATTCCACTTAGCCGGAGGTAGTTCTTCCTTTAAAGCTTCAAGTTCCTTTAACGACCAGAACTCAGGCCATAAAGGACTACCACTTGGCATAATGGCTGGGAGTTCTATAACTTCCCACTCTTCATGCTTTTCTCGTTTCGCAGCCTCTCTAATTATTTTCCCTGTAAGATCTCTATCCGACCAGCGAGTCATGACCACGACTATAGTTCCGCCAGGTTGAAGACGCTGTCTAGGGCCAGAGGTATACCACTCAAACACCTTATCAAAGACCGTAGGATCGCCTAACGTCGCTTCCTGTTCTGAGTGTGGGTCATCAATAATTAACAGGTCGGCTCCCTTACCAGTCACCGTACCACCTACCCCAATAGCAAAATACTCGCCGTCGTGATTCGTCGCCCACCGACCTGCGGCTTTACTGTCTTGCCTTAAAGACACGTTAGGAAACACCTCGGCATACTGCTCACTTAAAACCAAATTCCTAACCTTTCTCCCAAAGTTAACCGCTAAGTCCGCCGTGTTAGAACTCTGTATTACCTTTCTTTTAGGGAACTTTCCTAAGTACCAACTTGGTAATAAGTAACTTGCAAACTCCGATTTTGTGTGTCTAGGAGCTAAGTTAATAATTAATCGTTTTAACTTCCCCTCGGCGATCTCTTCAAACTTCTGCCCCATTAAAGCGTGATGTCTTCCACCAATAAAACCAGGCCACATCTTCTTCACGTAGTTCATGAACTTAGCCTGACATCTCTCTCTTTCTAAAGCATTCTTATAAGTCATGACCTGACTCAATAACTTCTCCTGCTCCGCCGCAGGAAGCTTTTGTATCAAGTCATTTAATTTCATACACGTAACCCTTACCCTTACCCAAGTCTAAGATGTTCTCATCTTTAAATAACTCTTCCTTCCTCGCAAAACCTTTATACCAACCACCATGATCATCAACCACCATCAAGACATAAATATCACACGGGTCTTTAATCTTCTCTAACGTCGCCGTCAATCTCCCCGTTTTATATCTCGTACTCTTTACATCAATCGTCTCACCCTTCCGAGATACAAAATCCTCCTTCTTCTTCCCCAACCCAAAATCTACATAGTAGTTAAACAACTTCCCAAAACACATCTCACCCACCATCCCATCCACGTCTGCTTGAAACCCGTCATCCATCTTCTTTTTATCTTCATACCTCTTACGTCCATACAGTTGCCTCTCTACCGCAACCATACGCGCCACCCTTAATTCATTCTCACTCAGATCAACTCTCCTGTCTCCCATTTGGTTAATCCAAATTCCTAAAGTTGATATATATAGGACCTTACTTCTTACCTACCTTCTTAACAGCGCCTATCCTCACTAACTGATCCACAATCCTCTTCGTATTCCCAATCCCCATCTTCCCCCTCAAATACGCTAACTCCCTTAACGTGGGACTGTATTGGAACTTCTTCCAATACTCATCAATCAAAATAAACATATCCCTCTGTACCGGCGACATAACCCCTATACACTCCTCAAATGTCGAATTCTTGGTGAACTTTGGTACACTGACCATTTCACATATTCTATAACCTATACCGCAAACTCCATAAACGTTTATGGAGTTTAGGTATACTTAGCCGTAAGTTGGTATATATCCCCATATCAGATGGTACCTAATCTTACTTTCAAATTTTCGCTATTTTATTTATCACTCTCTGGGTCGGAATTTTTGGAAGGGGTGGGGGTATCTGGATTGGATAGATTGTGGGGAATAGGCTGGGAATTGGATAGATTGTGGGGAATAGTATGTACATGCGAGGGGGACTCCGTTTCGGCGTCCTGGGGGGTGGGGGAGGGGTGGGTTCCCTCTAGTTCCTGTATCAATGTGGTGGGGTCAATATCGATTGCCTGGGAGCGAACCATCTCACTCAGGACTGCCATGATTTGATCGCGCGCGTCATCGGAACTCGAGACATGCGTGATTTCTTTACGTTCGGTGAAAGCGCTTACTTCGGTTACAGTGCCGAGGACTTTTGCCGCGGCAACTTTTGTGGCGTGTTTGGCCTCAGGATCTATGATTGTTTGGACTAGGGACTGGATCACTAGTTCGCGGAGAGCGGCTGGGGAACGATATTTTGCACTCTCAATCGCCAACTCGTATGCTTCAATCTCCCTCTTAATCCTCTCATCGCGCATCAACTCATAGGGTTTACATGCCAGTGTTCGCTTACTGGCATCTTGCTTATATGCTTTCCTGTATGCACTAGCCTTTGTTTGGCCCATTGCTACCCTTCGGGCGAATTCCCTTTGCTTATGAGTTAGTCCCTTTGAAACGGTCTTACTGAATAGCATCTCACTAGGGATTGTCTCTAGACTTTCCTTCGCTTGTTTTCTTGAGAGTTTCATAAGCTATTGCCCTTCGGGCTAGGTTCGGATCGCGCGATTATATGGGAACAAATCAGGAAAACAACAAACCCGCATCATAATCGCTTGACATGGTAGGATTAAGTGTACTAAGCTTGGATTTCGTACACCAAAGGAGCAATCATGAGTCTAGCAATCCATACCAAGTATTTAGGCCCAACAGACATCGAAACCCGTTTTGGAGATAGAGCATGAAAACCTACACCGTAACCGTAACCGTCTCAGTAACCCGTTCAATCAGCGCCGAAAGCGAAGAGGAACTGCGCGATCTGATCCTCAATGGTTGCACTGATATCGACGAGGATTTTAATTCCGCCGACTATCAAATTGAAATTGTCGACGTCGAAGACGAGTAAATCGCTATAGATTTGGAGCTGGTTCAAACCCTTTTTTTGGAGCATGACATGATTCTGATTAGCAAAACCTTCGAAGTAATCACCCATGAATCCGCCGAACATGGCGAAGTTGAAGAGTCAGGTTTCGAGTTCGAATTCGAGCCTTTTACTTTCCGCGATCTAGTTCGTCACTTGCGTTATTTCCCTCACCCTTCAAGTTCGGTTATCGGTCCGGGTGTTTGGGTATCGAGTGAACCCGAACAAGACTATATGACCGGAGAGTACAGGACCGAACACTTGCATTTCGTTGGACCGGAGAGAAAAGAAAAGTACTGGATTAAGGCACTCAAGCTTGCCCTTAAGTAGTTCAATTAAAGCCCTTCGCGGAGGGCTTTTGTGGACCTACTACGGAGATAACAATGAGACTACGCGACAATCACCCCGCACTCGAGCATGCCGTCACAATCCACCCGAAGACGGTTAAACCCTTGAGCGACTATGCTTCGCGATTACTCAAACCCGCTAGCGGCAATGCAAAGCTTGGAGCGGGTTCGAACGTAATCACAAAGGGCAAGTGGTCCGGGTTCCCGATGTTTACCCTTACCCTCGAGGAACGTGCGACATGTTCCCGAACATGTCAACAATGGGACCGATGCTTCGGGAACAATATGGGGTTCGCCCATCGGATTAGTTCGGCCGAACCCGAACTCCTCGAAATGAGACTTAATGACGAACTCGAGCATCTTTCACGGGTTCATCCTGACGGGTTTGTAATCCGGTTACATGTACTCGGAGACTTTTTCAGTACAGATTATGTAGACTTTTGGGCTATTGCCCTTCGGGCCTATCCGGCACTCCATCTATTTGGATACACGCATCGGACCGATGGACCGATAGCCGATGCCATAGCCGACAATTTGCAAACTGAGCGAGCATGGATCCGATGGTCCGACAAGGGAGGTTCCATGTCCGCGAACGTCATGGGCGAAGGTATAACATGCCCTGAGCAAATCGGGAAAACTTCCTCATGCCTGACATGCGGTTTGTGTTGGACCACCACCAAGGCTATAGCCTTCATCGAGCATTGAACCCAAACCGCACCGCCGAGCAAGTAATCGCCATGTATAGCGAACATGCTTATGTCTTTTGTATGTACATGGCGAGCAAGTTTTCATCCAATAGCTTAGGGTTTCGCTATTGGCTAACAGTCGCACAATTAACCGAGGAAAAACACCATGATGCCTAACCGAACGGCCGATGAAATGCTTTTTGAGTACGGTTCCCGCCTCACTCAGGATCAAAAGGATTGGCTATATGCTTTCATCCTACTTTGGGAATACACCGACTTCGAAGGGCTAAACCTCGAGCCACTGGTCGATCTTTACGACCATTGGATCAACGACCAAATCCTCGAAGGCCAAA